GGGGGTACCCCTAGGGCTGGGGGGTCACTTACATTGTAGGTACTGGGGGCAACCTCCAGGGCTTAACGTTCCACGTGAAACATTGGGCGCTCATTGAGAACTCACTGGGCGCGAACCTTTGCAACCTCAAGCACTGGCGGGGCGGGGCGGCCCGTTCGCTCCATTCAATTGTAAATAACTTTACGTTTAGCACTCGCTGAGGGTGACTGCTAATAATTGGGACAGAGTGGGGATCATCCTCATGCAACTTAAAGCCACAAGCCGTTTACCTCACACTCTGATCCGTTTACAGTTCGAGGTAAGTTCGATGAGGTAAGCTAACCCATTGATTCTATTACTATATTACTCTATTACCTTTCTACCTTTTATAAATAATAGAATAATAAGATATATATAATAGTAGTAGGGGGTGTAGGAGGTGGGTAGGGGGAGGGGGTATAGCGGCTCTGAGGTAAAAGGTAAAACCCCCCTAAACCCTTATACCTATTGACTTAGCGGGTAACTCGAACCACTTTAATATGCAAGGTAGCTCAATGTGTGAGGTAAATTCTATTAGGGTTTATACCTATAGATATAGTTTGACACTACCTACATTGTATGTATAATAGGAACTGTAGTAAATCAGTTAATCTAACTTAAAACAAGGAATCAAGATCATGACACAAGCAACAATGACACCAAGCCAAGCCGAAAAAGAAAACGATAACGGCTTGCGCCGTATGGTTGAGAATATCGCCCGCCAATTGTCCGAAGGTTTCGACCAGGAAGATGCTGCCGAATACGCAGAAAATGGCGAAGAGTTTACCGCCTGGGATTACACCAAGGATGTGTTAGATATCAATTGGATCTTAAACAATGACCGCACTTATAAAGGCGCCCGCTTGTTGGTAGCTTTTGGCGGTCCTAATATTTGGATCGATACTGTGAATGAGCAAGTAGAAGGCTATTGGTGGGGCGATAAATGTATCGTTTCATATAACGATAGCGTAGGCCTTAATGATGTAATTGAAGAATTATTCCACTGTTAATAAGGGGGTAATTATGCGCAAGTCATTAGAAATTATTTTATTTATCGTCATGGCCTCAGTGCTGGGAGTCATGTTTGCAACTGCATTAATGGGGGTTTAATAATGAATATGCTATTCAGTGATCTAAAGGTTTTATCAGTTTTCTACATGAACGGGACTAAGTGGGTTAAGCAATCAAGCCGAACCGCGCATATTTACGGCACTCCATCCCGTTGGTTTTACTTTGGTAAAAACGAAAACGTTAAGAAAGAGACAAAATAATGAAAACCGACTTCAAAGTGTATAAGCGAAAAATCCATGTTTATTATAAAAAGCCTAGCGGGCTCTGGTATGCCTGGAGTACTAACGCTTATAAAACTTGTCGCGATGCAGTAGCTGCGGCAAAGTTAGAGCGCCCACAATGGGAATTTAAAGCAAGTTTTGCAAAGGATTAAACATGATCCACAATTACCACGATGATCCCCGCACTTATTCAAGTGTGGCCGAAGCCTTTAAAACGGCAGACTATGCAACGGGTTTATGGCGCTGCACTTCTACCCGCTGGGATCGAGTTCGCGCCCTGGCTGATTGGCTGGGGGTTTTCTTAATTGTTTTTGGCTTCGGATACTTAATGGGGCGCTTCCTATGATTATCTTGCGTTGGCTTGTGCACTATAGAGACAGACAAACGGGGGACAAGTGCGCCTGTGAGTTCCGAACTCGTAAGCGGGCTGATAACTTCGCCGCCCGTGTAGGTGGAACCGTTGAGCTCTTAACTTAAAACTATCAGTCTCAGGCCTTACCTAGTGAGGCTTTAGGCGGTTAATTTTGACCGGCAGGGGCGGCCGTATTCAGTCACGTGCAAACGTGAGGGAAGAGCTCACTTTAAAAATGGAGGTTTAAGAATGCAATTAGCACATGAAGAAGCCCGCTTATACGCGGCTGGTGACGTAAAGGGGGCGGCCTTAATAGCTGAACTAGTGGCACTCAAGGCCGCAGCAAGTGCCCTGGTGGATCTAATTGAGGACAGTGTGAGGGACTCAGACGATGACGTCACGGCCACAATTGACACAACGGAGGAGGCTTATCAGGAACTACTGGCCGCCTTAGATCTAGTCTTATGATCATCACCCTTATCGCTTGGATAATCTCCTTCATTATCGGCGCTATGACGATGGCGGTCGTTTTATGGGCGGTGCGCATATTGTGGAAGTGCTTGATTGAAGGGGTGGAGTGGATAGACAACGGAGGCAATCCCTTTGATTAATTCAATTTCAATCTACCATAAACACAAAAGTAAAAATTTTTTTGGGAACTTTGAAATCATTTTATGAAAGGTCAACCACATGATACAAATTATTAAACCATTCGATCAGTGCCTTTTGATTCAGTTTGACAACAAACGCGATCTGTCCCTGTCCTTTTGCCGAATCCAAGAGTTTCATGAGTCTAAGCTCGCTGATATTAAGGGGGTCCCCGCCTCTTTTGCGGATTTTATTTACGCTCACATGGATTCTAAAGGCGTGATCACTTACTTCAATGAATGGGATGGCTACAACTTTAACGATAAAGTATGGCGCAAATGGCTACCTTGGGAGCGTACTAAGCATGAGAAGCAGCTTATTAGCATCATGGAAGATGAATTAGATATTCGCGCCCCCTTTTATGTCATTGGTACGTTGATAGGTGACACTGCTACCGTCAATCATGAGTTAGCTCATGCCCTGTGGTATCTCAATTCAAATTATCACAAGATGGCTAGGGCGATCCTCAAAGTATTTAAAGAAAATGACTGTTTTGACTATGGGCGCATGCGTAAAGCGTTATCCGATATGGGCTATCACGATGATGTACTTGAAGATGAGCTCCAAGCCTATATGTCCACCGGTACATTGGCCGAGCTTAAAGAGATTGATTTTCACGCAGTAGTAAAACCATATGTAAACCGTTTCAGATCAAACTTTAAAGGAGCATTAAATGAACAACAAACCCTATAAACCTGAGCCACACCCTATGCAAAACCGTATTGATGACGCTAGATCTATACCCAGCCTTGTGACTGGGGGCAAGCGTGAAAAGCCTACAAATGAGATAGAACCTATCCCTTTTTATGGGCTTATGGCATTGAGGAGTGAGAAATGAACGCAAATGAACTAGTAGCGTGGGAAGGTGCAGAAGAATGGGAACCTCTTGCATGGGAATTATGTGCTGATGAGCATGGGGAAGAATCCTGTAACGATTTGATTTGGGATATGGGGGTTATTCCTGAGCCTTGGGGAGAAAGATGGCAAAAGTATGAAGATGAAGCGAAGCGCATGATTGCGATGGTAAGAAAATGCACCCATCCAGTAAAAGAACTAACAGATGAGGAAATAGCTGGAGCAGTTGCTAGAGGATGGTGTAGCGAAAAGAACTCAATGAAAACAATGGATTCTGATTTATCTTGGGCTATTGTTGAAGAATTAAAGGTAATACTAAGAAAGGCACAAAAGAAATGAGAATATTAATATTCATTATTGGGCTAGTGGTTGGCTATTCATGGGGTGGAAGTTGTCACGCCCAGGCCTTATTCCCACCTCAAAACCCTTGGAGTCAACCCCCTAGCCAAGTGGTCAACATTAGCAACGCACAAGGTACACCTTTGGGTACGGCCACAACCTATGGTGATACTACGTATTACGCTAATGCTGCCGGTAAACCTTTGGGCTACACTCAAAGTACTCCTGCGCCACAAGCAGCGCAACCGTATTACTTACCTCCAACTTTACCATTACCAAGGAGCTACAAATGATTTACTTACTCTATATTCTCATCGTCCCAGTTCAGTTAGTTCTTGCCTACATTGTGTCTTACCCATTGGCTTTAATCTTGCCACTGTTTGCTTCAAGTGTTTTTGGGCCAATCGATAACAATTCAGGTACAGGGTTTGGGCCACGCTTACCTAATTGGCTGGCGTGGTTTCAAACTTGGGATAACTCATTGTTTGGTGATAGTACCTTTCAATCGATTAATGGCACTAGCTATCTAAGTATGGTGAAGTGGCTAATTCGTAACCCATTGCCTTGCTTTGCCATGCGTGTATTAACTAATGACACTTACACAATCTCTGGTAATAACGCAGTATCAGATGGTGCGCGAGGTGTGGCCGGATCAGTGATGGTTAAGTCCAATGGCCTATTTCAATGGGTATGGATTAAACAAATCAGCTCAACAAAGTGCATTTACATTAATTTGGGCTGGAATTTGCGGGCGATGACTATGGGTGCAACAACCCCATACAAGGCAACATTTTCATTTTCCCCACGTCTTTCAGGGTTTAGTTCATGACTCCATCGATCATTAAAGACGTGCGCAAACAATCGGGCCTCACGCAAACGCAGGCAGGCATGATGATAGGTGCGGCCTTATCTACTTGGCAGGCGTGGGAAGCTGGGACACGTAACATGCCCCAGGCTAAATACAACCTTTTCCTATTAATGACCGGCGTTACGCCGCCACAGCCTTGAGGTGGGATGGCTGGGTTTGATCGCTGCTGTATTGATCAGCGACAACCCTGCCACTCTTACTAAAGCTAGGATGATTCTCTTTAACGTATAAGCGCGGCTTGCAGCCATCAGGGCTCACCGCGTTATTGACTTGCCCGTTAGATAACCCTGGGTGCGGCACATAATCCATAGCCTTGAGAAGATCACGGCGCTTATTGGGTGGGTATTGACGTTCCGCGCCCACTTGCTTAATCAATTCATCTAGGAAGTGTGAGCTAATCCAGCCACACCTAAACCCAATCCGCTCATTCTCGATGGCGTTTTGAATCTCTTGCTCTAAGCGACCTGCCGACTCCATCAACGCCTCTTCAAAACTAGATGTGGTGGGGGCGCGATGGCAATCGCCTGCCGGATTGAGCTCAGCAGGTATAGGATAAGTCTGCAAGTACTCAGTCACAATGGCGTAGCCGTCCCGCTTAAGCCATGAATATAGGTCAGGGAAGTAACTACCGGCCATTCCGTCCCGCTTGATGTCCTCGTAAGTCTGCTGCTTGCAATAGAACACCGCCAAGCGGCGATCATCGCGAGTCTTACGGACGGCATCCTTATGGTTCGAGTTGAGGATAAAGTTGGCACAAACGGCCCGTGACGCCTTTGCCCCACCCTTACCCTCAATCTCGATCCAATCGTCGGTGAGCATCGGTTTTAAGGCTTCTGCAAGCTCTGATTGGTGCTCACCAATGAATACGTCCTCAACACTAATGAATATTCTACCTTCAAGCCAATCATTAAAGCGGCTCGATAGCTCTTTTGCTTTTGGAGTGTGGCAATATTCGCGCCCGACGGCCTCGGTAACGCAGCGAGACAATAATGTCTTACCGTTACCTGGAGCGCCTTGAATGAGTGGCGCCCACTTAAATTTAACACCAGGGTACTGAACCACTGCGGCCATGTAGGCCAAAATGATTTGACGGTCATGCTCGTTAGGAAGGATCTTTTGTAAGTGCTGCAAGAAGGGCGCTGGGTTACCGCGCTTGCTAGGGGTAGAAATCTCGCTGTAGGTATTCACATAAATTCGATTACCACGACTCCAAATATCGGCAGCGGGGCGAGACGGTACAAACTCACCGGCATGTACTTTAGGAAAGCGTAAAGCCTGTGATTGCGTGAAGGCTTCCCACGCTGACTTGGTAGTCTTAGTATTGCTCTTATCGAGCACAAAGGAATAGCCACCACACATAGCATCAAAGCGCGATTGATTGAGCATGTGGCCACCTGGCATTAAGATGGAGTGAGCGTCAGAGACGTACACGCAACCATCAAATAATAACTTTTGAGCGTCGGGGTGAATGTAAGTCTCGCCCTCCACATCGCGAGCCTTAACCACCAGCTTATTATCTTCAACGCTCTTATATTTGCACACTTCTTTTTGTTTAGCCACAGCCTGTAAAATCGTGCGCGGTAGATAATCTTCGCGGTCATACTTATCACGCTTGAGTGCAGAAATAAGCATTAAACGTTTCATGCGCTCGCAGTCTTTACCAGTCCAAAATGCTAAGTGTTGAGCTAAAGCTGCATCGGCGGTGCTCTCATCGTATGGGCGACCTGCACCATCGGGGTAAGACTTACCTAGCGCCGCGGCATCACCAGTCCATAAGTCTTTAAATGTCGCCTTAGATCCAAATACACTACCTGAGCTCTTGGCATTGCAAGCATGTGAGATTAACTGCTCATCTTCAAGGGGACCGCTCCATTCCTCAACGGGGCCAAGCGACCAGCTCGCTTCTTGTAATTCTTCAGCAGTCTTAGGAAAGTAGCGATTAACTAATGCAGTAATGCCAGCGGTGCAGTCTTGCAAAGCGTTTCCGGTAGTACCTTCAGGATTGCCAAGTGCAACGAATCGACCCGTGTGATAGAGCTCGATTCCAGATCCCGAAGGGCCGCGGGTCTTATGCGGTGGAATTTGGCCGGTACCAAATAAATGCAGCCCGCGCCCTGATACGGAAACTTCAATAGCTGCGCCTGGCAATAAATTGCATATTTCTTGAGCAAGTGGGGACCACCCGCTAGGTAGCAAACACTCGTCAATATCAACAAACCAAAAGGGATCGTTATCAGTAAAGACAAATCCCACTTGGCCGTTACCACAAGCGTAAGCGGTGTCGTAATCAGTCCAAATCGCTGGATCGTGTGCGTCGGCCACATTGCCGGTACGCCAATCGACTGGCATCTTATCCATCTTGCCAGGGCGTGAACTCGGTTGCAGTTTGTAAACAATGAACTGCCGGTAAGTATTTAAAGGTTGAAGTGCGGCAGGTAGCATTATTCTTGTCCCATCATAAGCGTGTGTTCCATGGCGGCACGTTTGAGCTCTTCGCTTGCGTGATGTGCCTTAGACTCATTGGCGGTAAGCCCTTGAGCAATCACTTGAAGATCGTGCTTAGCAATTGCGTGACTAATAATGGCGCGACGTAAATGATTCATCGTGCCAAAATAAGTCGTAATCAATCCCGTTGAACAACATGCCTTGATAGCAAGTGCATCCCGTGTGATCTTTTGATAACCGATCTCATGAGACAGCTCTAATGCCGCCGCTAATATTTCGGACTTACGTACTTCTTCCCCGCGTCTAACTTTCATAACTCACCCGTTGTAAACTTCGCGTCGCCGCCAAGTATTAAAATTAATTCGACCCATTTCATCTGTGCTAGATCCCGTGGATTGTTGGGATTGAACTTCCAATCGGATCGTTTACATTCTCTTGAAATGAACTGACCGATCACACTGCCTACCATGTCTTGCGTAATGAGAACGGGCTTAATGCCGATCAAGTCACCTGACTTAACCTCTTCGTTGACGGCTTTAGAATCATTAGCTAATCCCCAGCGAACGAAAGAGCCACTCTCTAACTTACCTGCGCCTACGTTGTTGCGCCATAAGCGCCAACCTAACTCTGAGGCTTGAAGTCTTATTTGATTTTGTATCTCGGCTTCGTTCATTGCGCCATCCCCAAATCAGCAAAGGGGTTACATAAAGCTGGAATCTTTGCGTTAAACTCCCAACTTTCATAAGCGTCAATTATTGTCACCCCACTGCCTTGGCAAGTAAGCCAAGTTTTATTGTCAGTAACAGTAAGGCCACAAAACCATTGACCGTTAATAAATTTAATGCGCGGCTTCATTTACTGATCCTCTCTAAAAGTTCTTCCGACTCTTTGCGATTCAAAGTTTGAGCCGTCAATACATCAATTCCAAAGGTGTGATAGAACCTGCGCTGCGCAGTTGGTATATCTTCACCTTGTTCTGTTCTTGCACCACCCCAAATCGCCATTGCTTCTCGTAGAGCAACTTGGGCTTCCTGTTTTTCACGGTGGCGCTTCTTGATGGCACCCACAACTTCAGGGCCAGCACCATAGGGAAAAGTCGGCTGAGCGTCTATTTCACCACGAATTTTAGCTAAAGCCTCTGGACTGAGTTCCATTAAGTCCCCATCTACCTCATCGGGAGTCGATCTTCCAGCGGGCTCAGGCTCAAATCCACAGTAAGGGCAAGCCTTGTATATACGCTCATAGGCTGATATGCACTTAGGGCATGTCTTAATAGGGATTACCCCATCCATAGTTCCCCTAGATCTGCGCTCCCTACGATCTAAACTCCATTCTCGATAAGCGTCGGGTAGCCCATGCCGGTGAACATTACCTACATGGTCAATGATAATGGCCCGATCTTTACCCTCTTTAATGCGCAATGCGCGTCCAAATTGCTGACAATAAAGTGAATAAGATTGAGTGGGGCGAGCAAAAGAAACCACCTCCAAAGCGGGCAGATCAAACCCTTCCCCAAATAAATCGACGTTTACAAGCTGCTTGATCTCACCGGCCGCAAACCTTCGGAGGATGGAGGCACGTAAGGTATCAGGGGTTTTAGCTGATACCACCTGGCTTTCAACACCTTTAGATCGATACGCTGTGGCTATCTCTTGAGCAGATTCGACATCCACGGCAAAAGTCACACCTAACTTACCGCCAGCAATCTTAATGTAATGGGCGACCACATCACCAACAATATGGGACTCATGGACGGCTTTAGCGAGCTTTGGAGGGCTAAAGTCCCCTGAAGCTGACAAAGGTACTGCCGTCATGTCAATGTCTGAAGGTGGAGCGAATATACGGTATTCCGTAAGCCATCCTTCGTTTATCAATTGGCGCATAGTGGGACCTTCAACCATAAAGTCAAAAAGCCCGTCTGCATGGCTACCAAGCCCATTCCCGTCTGCTCGGCAAGGTGTGGCTGTCACCCCTAAGCCCCTAGCGTTGGGGAACATAGCCATGGCCGCTCCCCACTTGTTTTTGCGTAAAACGTGATGCGCTTCATCAGTGACAGTAAGAGACACCTGTTTAAACCAAGGGTCAGTGACATCCATGCGGATCAAAGTATCGACCCCTGCCACAGCATGCTTATTAAGAGGGTCAACAAAGTTACGACCTAACTCGGTTAAATGAATCTGTGTGCAAGTCTTAGCGATGGTCTTAGGCCCAATAATGCGATGGCGAACCCCGTAACGAGCGAGCGCCAAGCTAATCTGAGTAACTAACTCTTGGCGGTGCGCAATAGCCACACAGGCACCTTGCTCTTCAGACATGATGTTGCTAAATGTGACAGTTTTGCCACCCCCAGTAGGGATGACTAATAATGTATTCTTACTGCCCGAAGCCCACGCTGAGTAGATCTCAAATTTTGCCTGGGCTTGGAATGGCCTTAATTCGGTCATGAAAATATTTATTAAAAGTTATTGACGATGTTGTCATTATCGTTTATTCTGCATCCGTGTCAAGTAGTTTTGTAAATTAAATTTAACCAAAGGAGTAAATATGAGTACGTCTATAACCCTTACGAATATTGAAGAAATGAAGCATAGCGACGTTGTAATGGCGTTGGAATTTATTGCTAAGAAGATTGGCTTTGATCAGCCAAAGCAAGAAGCTGAACCTGATTCGAACACTACAACTGAAACTCAACCTGAGATCCCATCGTTTACTAACGCACCAGGCGCAGCCGGTATTGATGTTGATACGTCAGGTTTACCTTGGGATGGCCGTATTCATGCCAGCACTCGTAGCAAGACAGTTGATGGTAATTGGAAAATGCGCCGTGGTGTGGATGACGATATTGTTTCAGCCGTATTGAACGAACTGCGTCAAACAATGGGCTTGGCTCCAACTGAAGTAGTGCCACCGTCACCATTAACACCTCCACCGTCTCAAGTGTTTGCACAACCAGCAGCACAGGTGCCACCGCCCCCTTTTGCACCTCCTGTCGCGCCCCCTGCTCCCCCAATGGCTACGTTGCCTACGGAGATCCCCCAGGTTGGTACTGCGACTGGTGCATCCCCTTCTGAGCAGATTACTTTTCCTAAGTTGATGCAGAAGATCACAGCGGCGTTTGCAGCTAAGACTTTAGACCAAGCAGCAATTGGCGCGGCAGTACAAGCAGCAGGTTTACCTTCATTACCAATGTTGGCTTCACGCCCTGATTTAGTTCCAGTTGTGGCCACAGCTTTAGGATTAGCACTATGAGCGTACACGCTATATTAGCCCCCAGCTCTGCATCACGTCGTATGCAATGTCCTGGTTCACGGGTAATGGAAGCGACGTACCCACAGGCTGAGGATGACCCACGCGCATTGGAGGGCACTCTTGCTCACTTAGTAAACCAAGCGATATTTGGCAATAAGCCACTACCCGACGGCCATACTGAAGAAATGCTTGAGGGTGCTGATTTGTGGATGGACGTAATTACTAAAGTGCTTGCACGATCTGAGTCAGTTCAATTTGGCTTTGAGCAGTGGTTGACGATTTATTCGGTTCACTCTGAGTGCTCTGGTACACCTGACTTTTGGTCATACGATAACGAGAACAAGATCATTGATGTTGTTGACTATAAGTTTGGTCATCGTTACGTTGATGTCTTTGAGAATTGGCAGTTACTTGAGTATGCAATCGGCGTGTGCGATCACATCAAGGTATTTCGCAATGATCTCAAGGTGATTCGCTTAACTATTGTGCAACCTCGTTGCTATCACCGTGAAGGCCCAGTTCGCACATGGGAGGTCACGCCCGATGATTTAGCCAAGTATATGACTCGCTTACAAAAGTCTGAGTCTGAATCAATGAAGCCTGATTGTCCTGTTCGCACTGGCTCTGAGTGCCGCGATTGTTCAGCTCGTCATGCGTGTACTAATTTACAGCGCGAGGCGTTTCATGAAGTTGAAATGAGTGTGGTCAATGCGCCGTTTGATTTGCCAGCCAATGTGCAAAGCTGGGAGCTGCGTAAGATCAAGCGAGCAATTGATATTCTCAAAGCCCGTGAGAGTGGGCTTGAGAATGAAGTACTAGCCAAACTAAAACAAGGTACGCCGATTGCTGGATGGCGCACTGAGCAAGGTATGGGTAGAGAGAAGTGGAGCAAACCTATTGATGAAGTTTTAGCTTTAGGTCAGATGATGGGTGTTGACATTGCTAAACCCTCAGCTATTACTCCAAAGCAAGCGATCAAGGCTGGATTGTCAGCAGAGATCGTAAGTCAATACAGTGAAACCCCAAAGGGTGAGATCAAGTTAGTTGAAGATGATTTGAACCGCGCCCGTTTAATTTTCAAGGATCAATCATGAGCACTAAGCGAGAACGAATTGCAGAATTAGCGAAGCTAGAGTACGCAACCTTATCAACCATTAATGCTAATCAACAACGTAATGTTGGAGGTATGGATTATGACGAGCGTGAGCAGTTTCACGTAGAGCAAACCCTTTTGCGTTCGGATTTAATTGACATTCAACGCAAGATTCAAAACGAACTTAATTCAATCGAGGAATAAATATCATGGCAAGAACCAATTTCACCACTCCAGTTGGCCGCTTAGTAATGGGCTCTTTGTATAAGCCACAAACTACTGACGCTGACGGTAAACCATTAGTTGTTAAGTCTGGCCCTAATGCCGGTCAACCTAAAGTAACTTATTTCTTTGCGTTAGCTATCCCTAAGAACCCTGGCGAGACTCATTGGTCTCAAACTACTTGGGGCGCAACGATTTATAAAGCTGGAGCTGAAGCGTTCCCACAGGCTTGCCAAGCACCATCTTTTGCATGGAAAGTTGTGGATGGCGACTCCACTATTCCTAACAAAAAAGGCATTGCCCCAATTACTCGCGAAGGTTATAAGGGCAACTGGGTAATCTCATTTTCTAGCGGGTTTGCACCAAAGATTTATAACAATGATGGTAGCCAAGCAATTGTTGAACCTGATGCAGTTAAGCTCGGTTATTTTGTTCAAGTCAATGCTGATGTGGATGGCAACGGCAGTAATCAAAACCCTGGCGTTTATATCAATCACAGCATGGTGGCGTTATCTGCCTATGGCCCTGAGATTGTTGTTGGTGCCGATGCGTCTAGCGTAGGATTCGGTCAAGCCCCATTGCCAGCAGGCGCTACAACTACGCCACCAGCAGCGTTCACACCACCTGCTATGCCTGCACCAGCTTCAATTCCCACTCCTAACCCAGCGTTCTTGCAACCACCAGTGCCTGCTGCCCCAGCGGTACCAGCAGCACCAGCGCACGTAATGTTACCTCCTGCTAATGGTGCAAGCTATGAGTCCATGATTGCTGCCGGATGGACTGATGCGCTACTTGTTCAACATGGAATGATGCAGGGATGATCCCAGTCCCACCAATATGGGTGTTTGACCTTGAGTGCTATCGGGATTATTTCTTGATAGCACTCAAGAATGTCTATTCGCGCCAAATTGAATCCTACGAATTTTATCCAGGAATTGAACCTGACTATGAGCGTATTAAGACGAGTCTTACGACGAAACAACTTATTAGCTTTAACGGCATTAATTACGATATTCCTTTACTACGGCTTTTCTTTGCTAACAATGATAATGCGACTTTAAAGAAGGCTAGTGATGCGATTATTGTTGAGAATATGCGCCCTTGGGAATTAGAAACAATGTACGGTGGCGCTGATTTTCACCCTGATCATATTGATCTTATTGAAGTGGCTCCAGGCATGGTGGGCTTGAAGCTCTATGGTGGCCGTATGCACTCACACCGATTGCAAGACCTACCAATTGATCCAGCGGCAAATATCACACCCGCTGATCGCCCAATACTTAAAGATTACTGTATCAATGATTTGAATACAACGATCGACATGTACTTTCAACTTAAGCCTCAAATTGATTTGCGTGTGGCAATGAGCGCTAAATACGATATTGATTTGCGATCTAAATCTGATGCACAAATTGCTGAAGCGGTGATTCGTCAAGAGGTTCAAAAGAAAGTTGGCCGTAAGATATATCGCCCTGATATTAGCCCCGATTACACATTTAAATATCGTATTCCTGAGTTTGTAAGTTTTACGGCACCTGGCATGCAAAAGGTACTGGAAATTATTAGAAATGCAACGTTTACCATCAATGAAAAAGGATCTGTTGAACTGCCTCAGATTTTTGAGTCTATGCGCATTTGCATTGGCTCTAGTACTTATACTATGGGAATCGGTGGTTTACATAGTAATGAGTCATGTAGCTCCCATGTCTCTAATGAGAACGTATTTCTAAAAGATCGCGATGTAACGAGTTACTACCCGTCGATTATTTTGAATCAGAGTCTATACCCCGCACACATGGGCGAAGCCTTTTTAGAGGTGTATCAAGGTATTGTCTCTCAGCGCATTGAGGCTAAACGTACTGGTGACAAAGTAACTAATGAGGCCATGAAAATTATGATCAACGGATCTTTTGGTAAATTTGGTAGCAAGTGGTCAGTTCTTTACTCGCCCGACTTGCTCATTCAAACCACTGTGACCGGCCAACTTGCGCTTTTGATGCTAATTGAGAATATTGAACTTGCAGGGTTTACTGTAGTGAGTGCCAATACTGATGGCATTGTGATTAAGGGCTATGAATCTAGAGTTGAAGATCTTAATGGTGTAATCTCATATTGGGAGGCAGTCACAGGGTTTAATACTGAGGAAACTGAATACCGCGCTCTTTATTCAAAAGACGTAAACAATTATGTTGCAATCAAACCTAGTGGTGAAGTCAAATTAAAAGGGCTTTATGCTCCAGCAGGTATGCAAAAAAATGTCACTAATTCAATTTGCGTTGAAGCCGTGATTGAGTACTTACGATCGGGAACACCTGTACCAAGCACAATTATGGGATGTTCGGACGTGCGTAAATTTATTACAATTCGCCAAGTTAATGGTGGGGCTAAATACGATGATCAATATCTTGGTAAGGCTGTTCGTTGGTACTATCGAAAAGGTGAGGCTCGTTCAATCCGTTATGCAGCTAATAACAATAAAGTTGCTCGATCTGATGGGGCCTTTCCTTTAATGGAGCTACCTCCTGCTCTACCGCAAGATGTCGATTACGATTGGTACATCAAGGAAGCACAATCTATTCTCAATGATGTGGGCTATGCTTGATATTTATCAAACTGATCACATGGAATTAGCGGTGCGTGAAATGTATTTGCGTAATCATCGTTTTGTGGTCTATTGCACTCAAAAAAATAAACGCAAGATCCCATTAAGGTTAAACGAGGTCAAAGATATACCCATGGTATTGGCTCGAGAATGGGACCCGTTTTTTCAAAAGAGCGTTGATTTTTGGAAAGAAGAAGGGGGTATGCTTTTGTATCGTCATTTTCCAGTTAATCCGCAGAAAATTTCAGCTGAAGCGGCTTTATTTACTGAAGCGCCTTTATCTTGCATGGAATTTGAAATTCTTAGTTCTGAGATTGAGCGAGAAGCAGTTATTTATCGCCCACCAACTTGGAACTTACATGAGCACACTCTTGAGTATAAAAACCCAACTAGCAATGTGCACTACACGTTATTTACCTTGATTCAATGCCTTATGGGGCGCGAGCTTCCACCTAGACTTGAAGCCGCTTTAGATTACTCAGGTTTTAAAGCCAGAGATAAAGTGGCAGTATTTGAGGGGAGGGAAGTCGAGGCAATCACAGGTATTGATGACCGTCAATTACGCACGATTCTCAATGGGCGAGGGTTACATAAAGTTTATAATCGGTACCACTGTTACACACCTATTATTGAGCCTGAAGATCCCGACCTACTGTACTTTTACAACATGCTTTTGGCCACACCAGCAATGCCTAATAATGAGCGCTATTTGCGAATGGATTTGTTTCCTGGACAAGTGCGCCTACCTAGTCAAAATCGATTTATGAGCCGATTAGTTCGCGAAAACTACATCAAGCGCAATCCCTATATTTATGTCATTCGCACTGGCTATAAACCTTTGGACTACCCTGTGATTGATGCAATTGCCAACGCTAGGCGCGGTGAATGGTTCCGTATGCGAAACCTTATTGATCAAGCACCTGAATATCCACTAGTTCAGTGCTTTGAGGATGAAACTCAACTTGAGCAGTCTGAATCCGAACTGACTTAATACGCGGGGCACTTTGTTGATAGAGCTGATTTAGTTCTTGAAGTGTGGCCATTTGGCTAGTATCAGCTTGCTTTTGCGGTGCGCTACCCATAAGGGCAATTGCCGCCTTTAGTTGGACTTCTTTACCTGCCGCGCTACTTGCGGACTCCATTGCAAGCCCGTGAATTACCTCAAGGGCCTCAAGGTGATAAGCGCGAGTCAATCGCTCTAGTTCATCTGAGAACTGCTCGTTGCTCATCTTACGATACTCAGGATCTTGCTTAACTTTGGCTATGGCGGCCACAAATCCTTGAAGCGTATCGGAAGCGCGAATGTAACCGTCTAGTTCCCTAGCGGTGACACCCAAATAGCAAGAAGATAAGAATAGATCACCCTTAGCTTGAGTCAGAGCAGCTTTAATCGTATCTTCAGTGATTAACCCATCGCGGAGCAATTCCCTAGCCATTTAGAACTCCAAGCCTTTTGCGTAGCCCATACGGTGCAATTCAGGTAATTGTTTTTTCATTCTACCCGCGCCAATATCAAGGCGATAAAACGGGTTATTTGGAATCTTGATTTTTTTAATTGCGTTGTAAGCAGTGCGACGAGCGGCGGTAATGTTATCGCCAGTACCAGTAACAACAAGGGTATAGTCCCCACAAGTTACCAACCCTGGTAAATCCACAACTTTATCGCCAACCATTGTGGGCGCGGTGCCAATCATAACCTCTGATAAATGGACTTTTCCTAAATAATCTTCGGCTCCACGGATCGGAATACCGCAAAGATCCTTATTGGTAATCTTGGAATAAGGAAAGTCTGGAAGAGCCATCAAAATGCTCACACAAACTTCGCCGTCAATTGCTTCAATCGTGTCTTTACCGTTGACTAAATCAAGTTGCCATTGGATTGGATCTTCGTTTTTGATGTGAGCGGTCACATTATGCTTGGTTGGCCAACCGTCACGCATGGTCCATTCCATTGGCCAAGGACCATCTTTATCGATGATGCAATTGTTGTCAATATAGCCAACGTAACCCAGTTTGGCGAGTGTGTCCCCGATTGGCAATAATACCTGCTCAGCCAATTTAGAGCGCTTGGTCATACGGCTAAGCGTACCCATTTCACCTGTGGCCACACCTAAATCGCCGTCCATGAGCTTCTTGTATTCCCAGTTCTCATAGAACCATTTAGACCAGCCCCCAGGGCCGAACCAACCACCCACAGCCATTTCAATACCGTACTTACGTTCTTGGAGGATAAATCCGTCTTTCTTAGCCGCTGCCCGTAGGTCATCGCGTTGCCCCCAGCGGCCAAGCATGTAAATTAAATCGGCTGGATCTGAAGCAACATAGGATAGCGCTTTATTAGCGTCCCCTGAAGGTTTAGATACCAAGAACTCAGGGTTTTTCTTAACAAACGCTATAGCGTCGTTGTAATCATGAAAAGCCTTGGATGACATGATGGGAATACCGGCTTTAGCCATTGCCTTTTGACCAATATCACGATCGGTCTCCAACTTAGCGGCTTCAGCCGAAGGAGCAAGAATTGGATAACCTAATTGGCGGTAAGGCTCCAACATATCAAGCCAGCGAGTATTGTCTGGAAGATAAATCAGGTCAGCCCAATCCATCCATTTTTTCTTAATCTCATTAAAATCATCGATTTTTTCAACCATTCCTTTTCCAGATAAGCGGGGAGTACCGTCTTTTCGTGGAGCGTCGTACCATTTAACGTCCCATCCGGCGTTTTGAGCTCTAAGGGCCATATCGAGGCAGTTAGAGGCGGGATCGATTAATAGTAGTCTTTTGCTCATGATTCTTATTGTGGTGGGGGTGGTTGATTATTTCTTTGATCTTGCTGCATGATTTGATTCAACATTGCTGGGGTAATTCCTTGAACACTAACACTACTTTGAGGCACTTTTGGTAAATTGGCAAAACGAGATTGATAAGCGTCTGATGTTAATAAACGAGGTATTCCACCACGCCCAACCAATTCGGCTGCCGCAAGCCCTGGATGTCCAGCCGCGGCGGCACCACCAGCAACTAAAAAATCCCAAGCATTAAATGTAGGTTGCGCACCAATTCGAGCGACGTCTTTATTGGCAGTCGGAAAAGCTTGTGTGAACTTAGCGGCTGTTTCCATGCCACCAGATAAAGGTTTACCTGAAGCCAAACGGCGGGCTAAACGGGCACCCGATATATCGCCAGTTGAGGCATTAAGGGCATATTCAACATCATAAGTCTTGGCAATTTGCTGACGGGCTTTTTGAAAAGCGTCTAAAAGTTCAGGTTTACCAATACGAGTCAAATTTTGACCAATCAAATCTTCCATCGATTGAGCCACTTCGTATTGAAAACGGCCTAACTCTTGATTCTTGTACGAGTCACTACGAATATTGACTGATGATTGATTTCTCAAACGTTTAACGATTCCCAAAGAACCTTCAGGGGTAAATGAATTTTTTTGAAAATCTTTTAACACGGAATTAATTGATTTTGCATCCACACTGGATGGGAACTCACCACTAAGCCCTGTGAATCTAGCTTGAATCTGATTTAAACGATCTTTGAACTCAGGTGTAGAGACAATTCCTAATTGTGGGTAATCTTTAAGCATTAATCCTATTTTAGATTTTCCATCTCCGTAATCGGCTTTAATTACTGACTCATAGTCTTTATACGCATCGCGGCGCACTTTGTCTAAGGCACTAGTCGAAATTGGTTCGTTTTCAATCAAACCAAGGTCTTGTCGAATAAGATTGTTACGAATCTCTTGGTTTTTTTCTGCCAAAGCCGTAGCCACTTTACCTTTACCTGGAATACTCTCAAGCACAGTATTTGGAAAACTTGGATTGACATCGGACGGAGCGACTACAAATCCAGCTGATTTAGCGTCTTCAAGCGTTTTAGCTTTAATTGCATCTTGTGGACGAGGTACTTCATAAGTCTTACCTTTAAATCCGAATGGGATGAGCCCTCCGGCTACTCCAGCAATTGCTTGACCAGTTGGACCCACTCCCATTTCAGAGGCACCTTGACTTGAGGTACCTCCAGTGAATCCACTAGCAGCTTGAGCTATTGGGCGAGCAGTTAAATTACTAGCGAGCTCAGGCGCACGTTGCGCCATTCCTGGCACTGACCCTAATCCCATTGAACCAATAGCCGCCCCAGTACCTTGAACTCCTGCGCTCATTACACGTTCAGCAGAAGTCTGCGGTACTGGAAGATCAGCTTTGTTAGCCACATACGCACCAGCACCAGGATTCTGCATGCCTACCGCTTGGCTGATTTTTTGAGCAGCATTTGGGAATCCCAACAACCCAGCAGCTCCAGATACAGCTTCACCCACGGCTCTTACGGGAGCAGTAAAGCCTTGCTCAAGTCCGGTTAATGCTGCACGACTAGCTATTCCGGCTTCTCGACCCAGTGTGGCTTCAGGGGCTTTAACTTCAGCTTTAAGCGGTGCTCCACTATCTACTGAAGTAGCAGTTGATAAATCAAACCCGCTAGATGACGCGGGTTTGGCAGTAGCTAGATCAAAAGCCATTATTTGACTTCCTCAAATTGCTTACCATCTGGCGAAACATAAGCCTTATTACCTTTTGCGTCCGTGTGTAAAGTCCACCCCTTAGCGTTGGTATTTGAAATATTTGATTCGTTTGATCCACCACGCAGTGCTGATTGAACCCCACCCATGATCTCTTTACGAGTCATGTCGTTTGCTTGTTTGGCATTAGCAATAATTCGCTTCATACCAGCAATTGAGGCTTGCATTTGAGCTGGAGTTTGAGCACTTTTATACTGTTCTTTGGCGCTGTTTACGTCTTGAACATTAAGGGTACCTGGATTACCAGTAATAATTCCCTCAAATTCATTAAATACTGTCTGAGCCGCCTGATCGAGCTTACGAACATTGGCCATCGCTTCTTTGCCACCAGCACCTTGACGAATTGCCGATAATTGCAAATTAGCTAAAGCTGGGATGTTAGATGGACTTAAAGCCTTCATCGCATCTTCCATTACTGGAATCTCTAATGACAATTGATTTTCAGCGCGAGTCAAGTTTTGTGTACGAACTTCAAAACTACGCTTAGCCATCACACGCGATTTAATATCTGCTCCAGCGGAGATCAAATCTTCTGTGGACATATTATTTTCTTTGGCCAACTTAGCAATATCACTCATTACTGCTGAATATTCACCTGTGCGTTTTGGAGGGCTAACATTATTGATTAAGTATGAATAAGTTTCAGCTCGAATACCGTCTGGTGTTGCCCCTTTAGGTAATCCAGGAGTACCGCCACCGCCGCCCGTACCTCCAGCGCCACCGCCTTTTTTACCGCGATAATCAACTAAAGATTGAGTGTTTTGTTGCTGCAAGCCAAGTTTAGCCACATCCAGTTGCTGCTTTAGCATTAGGGCTTCTTGCTTGTTTTGAGCGTTCATGATCGGCGCGTATTGGTTGATCACATCCATCCAATATTCTTGCGGTACATTTTGTTGACGTAATGCACTGACAATACCGCCAACCGTAATTTCACCATTACCTTGTTGCGGTTGTTGAGCAGGAGCTTGTGGCTGAGCGCCACCAACTGAAGGTGGGGCCATCATTTGTGGCTGACTAGGTTGTGGCGCAGCCTGACGTTGTGCGGCAGCACCTTGAACTGTTTGATAAGGTGGGACCGCTGGGGCAGGAGCCTGCTGAGCACCTTGATCCATTCCCATTGGAACTTGTGGCTGACCACCAGGAGGAGCCATTGGCTGAGAAGCCTGTCCTGGCATTGGTGGCTGCGGTCCTTGACCCATCGGTTGACTCACTGGGGGCGGGGCAAATAATTGACCTGCCACACCTGATCCGTACTGAGCCAATGCTAACTCTTTAGCTTTAGCAACGCGTTGCTGCTCAAGGTCATATTGCTGCTTTTTTAGAGCGGCATCTTGCAATTGAGACGCTTGAAAGTTATTTATACCTTGGGCGGTACCACCAAGTACGCTTCCTAGATACATGATTTATCCTTAAAACGACATATAGTCTGTGGAATATTGCCCGCCAGGGGAGGACGCACCACCAAGATAATTCACATTAAATGAATTACCAGCTGTGGGTGTAAAGTTACCACCCACCGATGACCCTGACCATAAATTTGTTGAATTTATAGGTTGGTTATAATATTGCGCAGCTACATTACCTAACATTCCACCCATTTGTGCCCCAGCTGCAGCACCAGCAGCTTGCTGTTGAGCGTTAAATTGTTGTTGAGTTTGCTGGGCGCCCACACCGGCGTTCATATATGGAATAGCTTGATTTTGAACACCGCCGTATAAGTTTGCCAATTGACCCATATTAGTCTGATAAGAGGCAGCATTAGTTGCAGGCATCCCCGCCACATATTGTTGGGCTGTGGTTGGAACTTGACCGGCTTGCTGTAAATAACTTGGTACTTGCCCTTGAGCTGACAATTGTGCAGCTAAGTCCGCACCCATTAATGTGCCTTGCTGAGCGCCAGCTTGACTACCCGCCGCTTGAGCCTGAATACCTTGTGTTTGGCGAGCCAACTGTTGATTTTGCCAATCAATATTGAAGTTGCTCATTGCTTGGTTGTATTCGCTGCCGCCCACAGGGGAAACACCAAGGCCGCGCATGGCTTGCCCCGCATTGACCTGATCAGATAACTGCTGCTGAGTTCGATCGTATAAAGCGTTTTGTGGGTCAAAAGCGGTTTGCGCTACTTGATTGGCATTTCCGTAAAGACTTTGTTGTTGACCTTGCGCTGTTTGAGCAGCGCCGCCGTACATATTAGCTTCTTGCCCTGCTAATCCAGCTAAACCAGTGTAAGCCTGACCAGCTTGCTGAGCACCTTGTAGGTATTGACTGTAATCAATACCTTGTTGGGCGTTAAGCGATTGCTGATATAACGGTTGAACTGTGGAACCAACTTGATTGGCCACATTTTGTTCATTACCAAAGGCTTGTTGCCAGGCAGTGTCGGCGGCTTGTAATCCTTGAGGTGTGTACGCTCCTGATACACCATTGTAGGCACCTTGATTAGAGCTAGAGCCCCCTAAGAGGCCACCTACAATGCTGCTTCCACCAATGATGGCTGCTGGGATCCATGCCATGATTACACCTCTTCTTCAGGGCTATTAATACGAATAAGAACTTCGTCTATTTTAGACACATCCTTTTCAGGTATCGAGTGAACACAGTACCAAATAGCGTCAGTTAAAGCAAAAACCCTGTGATTTTTACCTTTTTCCACTTCAATACAGGCTGGAGCCATATAAACTTTGGTCTCGTCATCCACAGTAACTTCCACAGTTCCTTGAGCCACAATCGATAAATGGCTGAACTTATGCTTATGCTGCATAAGGGCTTGACCCGCTGGAATGTGGGTCTCTTTAGCGTAAAGGTTATCTGAGAAGTGATGTGTAATGGCTGAGATCATTTTGGCCAGGAGCTTTCTATTGTCTGAAGGTCTAGTTCGGTTTTGTCAGCATGCTCTGCCAACGTTGCATATTCACTTGTGCACTCTTGGACCACTGTTGAGAGGGCTGTGATTCGGTTCTGGAGGGCTTCTCTGGAATTGTTGGACAAGCTGCCGTTGTAGGCATTGAGCTGATCCCGCAACCCGCTAACAACAAGGCGGTTATAGGAAGTAGTCTTATCAAGATTGATTTTACTTTGCGCGAGATCATATAGTGCCTTGTCTAATTTACCTTGAAGTTCTGTGGATTTAGCTTTTGCTGCAATTAAGTCTTTATTAAGTTGAACGGCATCTTCCGCTACTCGCTTTTGATACCCAACGTTCTCAAAATGATTAGCTAAAGCCCAACCGCCTCCAATAAGGATAGCCACACCCAAAACAATACCAATAATCTTAATTTGAAGCGAGGTTAGCATTTTGATCCCCAATACAGGTATGGTACTCTTGCTGACGTCGTTTTGTAAGCCCTGCTAGGGGTTTGCCCTTAAATTGATCCCATTTTAAAATTTCACGGCAAGCACCAGCGTAATCTCCAGCATTTAAACGTCTCACCAATGTTGATCCACAAAATGCGCTAGGGCCAATGTTGTAAGCCAAATCGATATAAGCGTCGTATTCATTTTGAGCCAACGGGACGTGAACACACGCATTGACTGCTGATTCATCTTTTTGAACGTCTCTAAGAACTCGCTCAAGTGCTTTAGGTGGCGTGATTCTGTCCCCATTATGAACATCAGGCCCAGTTGACCCAAATCCGTAAGTTGGCGCGTCGCCTTTAATTGGAGCACTAGCGACAGGGGTATAGCTCTCATTAAGCGCAATTGTTACTAGCCCAACTGCTGTAAGGGATAAAGCGGCGGTTTTAGTACGCTCAAACATCTTGTTGTGCCACCAAACGAGAGATCATTGCGCCCACTATACAAATAACGGTGAGCGCGGCAAATAAATTCTCATGGCCTTGAAATTTGTAATCGTACATTGGCAAAATTGCACCAGCCGAAGTAAAAAATATCCCCGCTGCTCCAAATTTTAGAGACCATGCTTTACGCAAAATGGTTCGCCAATGTGGATAAAGATTCATATTTTTGTCGATGCGGCCGCTTTAATTCCATACCAAAGGGCTAACAAAAGACCGCCAATAACGACGGTCACCATTGCCATTGCCCCATGATCCGACATTTTTCGCAACTTACGCCCAAAACGCAAATCTTCTCTAAAAGCCTCAACTGACTCAGGCTTGTCAATATCTACGCCAAGAATTGCAAAAGTTTTCTTAATGGCTGAATCCACAGCCGCTTCAATAATAGCTTCGTCGGAAAGACTTGGAGTTCTTGAGGCGACCATGATTAAGCCTTAATAATCTCGTAATCAGCAATATATGGTGGCAAATTAGCATTTGTGCCACTTACACCAGTTGAAGCGTTAGTTGTAGCGACTGTAATACCAGTAACAGCAGAAGCGGTAGCTGCTGGGCCATTGTCATTTGCTGTACCTGAACGAGCAACACCACCATTTGTAGTTGTTAGATTCCAAGTTTCAATATTATGGTAATGCCCAGGATCTGTTACTGTAGAAGTTGCAGTATGAGTATGACTTACTACAATAGCATCTGTGCTACCACCAGTTGAACCTAAACCATATAAATTACCTGCACCAATATTCATTCTGTCAGTTGAATTTGGGAGGTTAAATGTGCTAGAGCCATCACCAGCACCATAAGTTGTTCCAAGTAATGAAAATAATGCAGAATATACAGTTCGAGATACAGCTTGGCCACCACAAACTAACCAACCGGCGGGTGCAGTATTTGTTTTCCAGCGCATAGTCGATCCAACGGGGGGTAATGAAATGGTATTTTCAATTACCCAAGCGCCATTACCACCATTAAATGAAGTGTTATATGTGACTTCAATATTGGCGTTAGCAACAATTTCACCACCAACTAAAGGATTACCGTACCAATTAACTATTGGTATAACGCCTAGTGAGCTAGCATTTAAAGTGGAAGCGCCAGTATTAGCCGCGTTTGCTTTAAATCGGTATTTGATACCGTCAGTTAAAGCTGTAATAGCTGGAATAAATGTCGTGGTATATGCGTTGGCGCTACCCGCTCCAACTATATAATCAGCGTTGGGAGCCAGATAATCTGTACCAGACACGGCAGAAGTCGTGTTCCCAGAACCGTCACCTTTTAATACGTTAGTAGTGATAGTTGCGGCACACGCGTTACCATTAACTTGACTTTGAATCCAAGAAAATAACGACATCACTTGAGTCGCATCTTCCGGTTGACCGTTTGCAAGCGTAGTGGGGAAACTTCCAATAATTGTCATAATGAAACCTTAATTTTGAAGGGTGTAGCCAGTTTTTTGAACTCTTGCAAAAAAGCTATCAATAGCCACACCAGCTCCAGCAGTGGCATTTATTTCAATTGCCATTCGGTTAAATACTATTGGAACTGGCCAAGCAAGTAAATAGGTTTGTGGGCGAACTAATGAAGATTTCCACAATGAGCCATCGCCCCAATAATTTGAACCCCATAGTGCTCCACTTGGATTTGTTTTTACGTTTGTACCAGTAATGTAATTGCCAGCATCGTCAAAAGCACTAATATTGAAGTTTTGAGAAGCCCCCGCGGAACCTAATGCAATGGTTGATTCAATAAGTTGATTCATTGCCATTTCGTTTGTATTAGGAAAATCAGCAGTTTTTAAATCTATAAGATAAGTCGCCCCATTATCTATATAAACTGTATTTGTGCTAGGTACCGTGTAACTTGAAAACAATTTAGCGCCTGATCCAACACCAGAGACAATAAAGTGGTCCCCCGCAGATGAAGCGCAATCGTAAACAAACGTATGGGGGCCATTCCAACGCATACGTTTGGTATCAAACCAATAATCGTTAGTTGTTACATTACCATCAATAATTGTAGGTATGCACATGCGATATAAGCCATTTGAATAAGCTGAGGCGATACGACTTGGTACAGTGCAATAGTTAAAAGGCTGCCGAATATCTGAAGTGGCATTAAATGAACCTAGTTGATTTGACAAAGGTAATACCGCACCCACTGCACTAACAATGTACGCAGAATCTTGAGATACAAAAATTGTGCCGATTGGGGAGGGTTGAACTGATCTAGGGGCCACACTACCTACATTTAAAGATAAATAGTTTAGTGATAATGAACCTGAAATGGCCTCATCGCCCGTGATCTGCCAAATTTGAGATTGTTTAAATACAATTAAAGCCGCAACAACACCACCAGAAGTTGTTTGTACCGGTAGTCCTGACAAGGCCGTACAACTTGAAGTGTCTCCCACCGTTAATGCTTGACCCGCATTGGTCATACTTGTAGGCACTAAGACATCACTGTAATAAACAGAATTGCCACAAATAAAATATGCTCTGTTATTAAAGTTAGCGACAAACGTTGGTACGCTAGGTAAACCATACGTTGTGGTATTCATGGTTGTGTAAGCAGGCGCATCGGGGTTGCTTATATTAATCACACCAAAAAAATTACTACCTGATCCAGTGTATCCAGGGTGCGTAATAATTATTTTTACACCAATGACGGCCATGGTTGGTGGAACCCAAGCGCCCGTTGTCGCTGGAGAAGCCGGTCGCCCTTCAGAATTACCCGAAGTCACACCTGAAATGGTAATAAAAGAACTAGTTGTAAGGTTGTAACAAAAAGGCTGATCGTGACCTGCTGTGAGTCCAGTTGAAACCATGCCAAAGACATAATTACCAATGACAATTTGGCATGAAACAAAAGTGGGGCTTGTAAATCCACCAAAAGACGTAAGGGCGCTACCCACCCCTGGGCGTGGAATTACACAAGAAGGATTGGATTGATCAAATACTAAATTTTGTAGATTACGACAAGATCCAGGGAATTTATCGGTTGAATCGTACGCATCAGCAAGGCCGACAGGCGTAAATCGAAGAATTCTACCGTCGCGAATACCCATGATTTACCACGGGTCAAGTTTTGTTGGGGCCAATGATCCCGCAGTTCTAAAACGGCGCGGATCGAGCTTAACTTCCTTTACTACTTGTTGCTCATCACCTTCAGTCAATAAATGAATCTGAAGCATGCGCTCACAATCGGCTACAAATCGATCGTATCGAACGTCGTCCGTAATACGCATTAAACGCATTGCTGTGGCGTGAACCAAGTAATCTTGATCTGCAAACCAAGGTACGGTTGAACTTGTTTCAGGAGTCGTTATATCAGCTCTTTGAACCATATAACGATGTTGCATGGTCAAATTTTGATTTGATTGAGGGTAGATATAAAGAAGCCCAAGGCCACCATTACCAACTGGGGACAAATCCGTCGCCCATTCGTAAGGGTAATTTGATGTTGTGGATTTATTTGGTTCAGAGTCAAACTGAGCGCGATTAGATGGATTTAAGAAATATGGCTGATCTTCAATGTAATACATCAGCTCATAAGTGCGTAAATAATCGGCTTCTAAATTAAAAGGACCATTGCTATTGGCAGGAATGGCAATGGTCGTACTTACTAAATTGACCTTTAAATTACGATGCAGAACCAAATCGGAGAGGACAAGATTCAGTGCTCGGCCACCTTGAGAAGTAAATCCAGGGCATTTGGCTATTGCACAAGCGTCAGCTACGATTTGGGCTGCGGTAATCGACATGGTTTTTAGGCTTTCATTCCAGCCTTCAGTTTAGCATCTTTAATAGCTTTTTCGCCTTTTTCAATATCTTCTTTAGCTTTAATCATGCTGCGCTGCATGTTTTCAAGGGTCAGCTTTTCTTGAGAGGTCAATTTCTTACCTTCAGTAGTCGCTTTTTTATCCAAAGAAGCCATTACATCCTTCATTTGACCCATTGCAGTAACGATCTGGTCACGCTTGGCTTCCAATTCAGGGATTTCAGCGCGAGTGCGTTGACGATCAACCACATCATGCAAAATATCCACACGGTCATTAATGGACTCTACGGATTCACCAGAGTACAGGTAGCCACTAACGCTAAAGTTTTTACCATTTGGCAAATTAGCGGTTAGTGTGAAGTTACCAGTTACGGCCACTTGAGATTCGTCAATTACGTCTGCTTTATTCATTTGCTCTTACTCCTTGGTTTATATGCTTTCAAATCCTCTGAATGAAGCCTAGAGACAGGGGTTTTGGACTGTTTTGCCTTATTGGCGATCTTTGCGCCTTCAGTGCGCCCGACAAATTTACCACTATCAGTGACAAATCCGCGTTTACCCGAAGTATGCAAATCTTTATGCCTCAAGCCCATCGGTTCGGAAGCTACTTTTCCCGATGGTTTCTTGATAGCTACTTTGGCTATTTTTGTAGCCATTAGCGAGCGCCTCTTGCCCTAGCTGCGGCACTAATTAAAGCGTTTTGAGTAGGTCTGCGATAAGCGTTTTCGTTGTCACCGTGGATTGATTTCTCATGTTCCCAGCAACGCGCTACGCGGCTTTTTAAATCAACCAATGTCATTGGATCAACTTCATAGGTCTGACCGTGATAATAAGCCACGCCGTTTGTGGTCAAGTCTAATCCGGCACCAGCAGGCAATTGAATGGTGTAGTAGTACGTTGGGTACTCTACTGTTTTCCATTTTTGCTTCTTTTCATCCTTTTCGCCAGGATTCAAACAAACTTCAAGGCTAATTGTTTTACCAGTTGGTTGCTCTTCAGTATTGGCTGAAAATTGACCAGCTTGGGCTACAGCAGAAGCTAATTCTTCAGCTTCCGAACGAGCTTTAGTCTCAACTTTAAGTTTTTTCTGTAGTTCAGCAACTTGTGCTTGTAACTCTTCGTAACTTAATTCTGAATTTTTCTTAACTTCGCTCATGATTATTCTCCAGTTGGGGCAACTGTTTCAACGGCTGGGGACTCTTCAGTAAGGTCCTCATCTACTGGAAGTGCTGGAGCTTCGTCCACACCTTCAGGTGCGTTTGTAGCTAATGTTTCATCTACTTCTTGTGTCTCAGCTTCAACTGCTGGGTAAACAGGCTCTGTTACAGGTGTAACGTCTCTGTCATCAGGACGGCCAAAAGAACGGTGGGTGACTTCGTGATTCATGCTCTTACTCCTTAGTTAAAAAGGGGGAAGTTACCCTCCCCCTAATGACCGACTAAATATTACTCGGTCGCTGTACCAGCAGTGTAGCCTGGTGTAAATGCGCTACCCGATTCAGTACGAGCCAAATACGCATTGTTCAGGATGATAGTGCCGTACATCATCTTCCATGAAACAACGCGAGTCTGGTTGTGTGGATCGGACTTGTCTGCATCACGCAGATAGTGGTACTCAACATCGTCAAGCAACACCTGACCGTAAGCATCTGTACCAAAATAGAACGTTGGGAATACAGTTACGCCAGTCGCAGGAGCGGCAGGAGGAGTCTGAGCTGCGCCTGTACCTGTGATCACAACAGTTGAGCCAGAAGCTAACTGAGTTGCGTTACCTGCCAAAGGACCTGAAGTAGGGCCTGAAGCAGATAGACCAAGGTTGGCTACAGCAGCAGAAGTGCCGATGTACACGTTAAACACATAACCTGCCAAAGTTGGAACGGTTACTGAGATTGAGCCTGTTGGGCCAGTCACAGAAATTGCACCAGACGCTTGGTAGATTCGTTGTTCAACGGAAGTAGCAGCAGGAGCACCAGTTACTTGAACATAGTACGTACCAGTTGCTAATGTACCGCCTGAAGATGAAGCTGTGCCGCTAACGGCAGCCACACCGGTCCAATAAGGGATCATGTTGGACTTACAGAAACGTGCACCACCCCATTCGCCCAAATCGCTGTTATACAGACGATTGATGTCAGAGTAAGCCCATGCTGTAGCAATAGTGCTATTCTGACGCAAATCTTGAACGACTAATGGGTGTACCAATGCAACATAGTGAGGCATCACGCTTGGCTTGTTGCTTGCCTTAGTTTTGCCATCCATGTCAATCATCATATCTTCACGTTCGTCACCCATAAAAGTTGGAGCACCGAAAGTCTCTAAAGCACCAACGATCTTACCAATTTCAACTGGGCTATTTACGTCAGTAGCCAACAATGAGGCGCGATTGGCCTTACCGTTTGCGTAGTTGACTTGAGTGGCAGTCATGAGGATATTGAGCACGTTACGCTCAATGGTTTCAGGCTGTTGCAAAGCGATCAAACGAATTGCTTGTTTAAACAATGGGTGTTTGATAGTCATGTCAGCAACGTCGGTCACACGGACCAAGTCACCCCATTGTTGAGCGGTTGCGCTAACTTGAGCGATTGAGATCGACTCACCAGCAGCAGGTACGCCTTCGGACAATGGTGCGAATGGTAATGGCAAACGCTCATAACGAGTTGCCGTGTAAGTCACACCAGTATTCTTTTCAATACGCAGTGGTTGACCAAATTGATAAGCAACTAATTGACGTTGCGCAAGACGTAAAACTTCGTCTTGAATATGCAATTCAATATCGTTGGCGATAGTTTGACCACCAGCACCAGGAGAGTAGTTTGTTACGCCTGGGCTAAGTAAGCCTTTAAGTAATGTTACAAGTTTCATGATAAGTCCTCTAAATATTAAATACGGATATTTTCAAGGCGCTTCGCACGTTTTTCCGATTCAGTCATTCGTCCTGAGCCTGTACTAGCCACATCAGATCGAGCTCCTGGGGTAGTTCCGCGTCCAGCACCGCCTTTTTTGGGTGGAGTGCTTGAACCGGCTTTGAGCTTTCCGTCTCTTAAATCACGTCCAATGAGCAACGCAAGTAATTCTTCGCGTGGTGCATTGTTGCCATTTGCACGAAGTCGGGTAAGTTCAGCTTCAACTTTATCTTTATAAGCATTGAACATTTTTGGTTTTTGAATTGCCAATTGCTCAAACTTAGTCAGATCAGCTAAATCTTCTGCGCGGCGTAAGGCATTTTGCGAATTTGAGTTGGCTAAACGAGCCTGACGGTTCGCTTGAATGGCATATTTTTGCCAGTCACTCGATTCAGGGTTACGTAAAACATCCTCTTCTTGCTGCCAAACACGCTGCTCTTCCGTATTTTGTGCTTGTGGCTGTGATGGTTGACGGCGAGCCGCTTCCAATTCAGCTTGCGCTTGAGCTAACTTAGCTTCTGCGTCCTGTGCTCTCTTACGGGTTTCAATGATGTCTTTTTGGGCCCGTGTCATTTGACGTGGGGGTGGGGCATCATCGTCATCTGACGGCGTATCGTCATCTGGTGGCGTATCGTCGTCATCATCTGGCGGCGTATCGTCATCATTTGGGGGAACATCATCATCTGGCGGTGTGTCATCACCAAAAGGATCATCTACACCTGGCGAGATTACAGCCAGCATGGCTACTAAATAACTCATTAACAATTTCCACATACTTCTTACTCCTTTGGTCGGTTACGCCGAACGGGCGAAATTAACACTTAACGGGTGTCATGCGAGGGTACTCGTAATTCTCCAAGGCTTTGCGTCGATCTGTGTTGCAAGGGTAAAGCCAATCCTCTTCACGATCAAAACTAAGCACCTGTGATAGCGGCTTTGCCAATCCTTTACTTGCGGCGTATCGATCTGCTACAAATTCGGTTTTATGGCAAACCTGCTTAATTAAAACAGGGCAAAACAACAACGTAAGTAATCTTAACTCTGTGTGATGGAACTTGCAATGCCCTTCTTCATGAGCCAAAACTGCTTCTTTTTGAGATCTTAACAAATTCCAATACCTCGTTCCCACATAAATTCGTTTCCACCACAGGAAACTGAGGGAGCGAGCAATCATATTCTCGTTTGTGTAGATTACTTTCATTCTTCTACAGGTGAGGTATTGGCAACATGATCAACGTCGTCTGTGCTTGGCCCTTGATTTAGCTCGGGATCGGGCTTTTTTACGTTTTGGGCCTGAACTTGAATATTGAACTGCATATCGAGCTTTTGCAAAACCGGATTAGCGAACTTGGCGGGAAGTTCCATTAATCCAGCCATAATATTTTGTACGTCGGTTTGAGTTAAATCGTGAAAACTAAACATGATGTGCTCCTGTAGCTTTGGTTGAAATGTAGATAGTGTTGCCATAAGTGTTTAGTTTAGCACTAATGACGAATCGGTCAATTAATTTTAATCTGCTGGGGTTGGAGTATTACCCTCTGCTACCCATGCAAGGTAGGCTTGGTAGTCTGTGTTGTCTAAATTTTCATTAAAAGAACAAAAACTGCCATCATTATTGTTACGAATAATATGGGTTATTGAATTTCCGCCAGCATCGTTTGTTATTAATAATTTATACATTTTATAACTCCGCACTCATTGAAACAAAAGCAGTTGAACTATTATTAGCAATCAATTCATAGGGTCTAAATTGAATTAACCCTAATGCGACAGTAGCATTTACATCAGAAATTATTGTATTTGATACATCGTATGAAAGAGCAGTAACTGTTATAATTGTATTTCCATCGTATAAACCTAATGTGCCACCATAAGAAAGTGTTAAAGATGAACTTCTCATTTGCACAGGATTGTTAAAGATAATTTGAGCACTTGTAGTTGCAGTAGCCATTCCTAAACCAAATCTATGAAAAGTATCACCATTACTTGATATTTGCCAGTAGTACCGCTGACACAAAGCTAACTCTTGACCATACTGACGATACTCATAACCAGTAGCAGAACTACCTACTTCTAGTTGAACACCAGTAATATAGAAAGTTGCTCCGTTTGTTCCTACTACGGATGTTGCTCCTGTAGGTGCTAAATAGTTGCCAGCTTGCCATGTATTAGCCGTACCGCTTCTTGTAGAACCCATACCAAGACTAAATGAAACTGCAACACCAATTCCGTTTGTAGCTCCAACCCAAGTACCAGTTGTATCTCCTGCGACAGTTACGCTAATTTGTGTCCATGTGTTTGCTGATGAGATTGTGTAACTGTATGGGTAACTTCTATTAAACGCAGAATTTTGTAGCGCTCCGCCAAAAGTTCCAGTTAATGAGCTATAAACCCAAAATGATAAAGTAACAGTTTTTGCATTGGCAGTACCCCAACCACAGTCGGCAAAATTAAAACCTTCAATTGGTTGAGATACTTGGAAGCAATCTCCTGAAGTTACCGAATATGCGGATAAAGAAGTTACACCTAAATAGTTGCTAAACCCTACTGGTGGTGTAACCGAGCCAGCGTTTTGTTGAACTGAATACTTTGAGGATTGAGATAAATCAAATTTCCATCTATCTAATACATACGGTCCACCACTTGTTGGTGTAAAGCTAGAAGTGCCGTTATATTGGCTAATTGTCATTGCACCATTGATGATTCTATTTCTAAATGTAGGGCTAGCGTTAGATGGGCTTGTCCAAGTAGGCGCAGAGCCTGAGCCATTGGTAGTAAATACTTGCCCCGCAGTACCAGGGGCTAAAAACGCAGTAATACCAGCAGTAGTTTGATAGGGTACATAATACACGCCACCACCAGCAATATTTGTTGCAGTGCCTACTGATAATGCAGATTGTGAAGTCCAAGTTGGTGAGCCAGTACCACCTGAGGTAAATACTTGACCAGTAGTTCCAGCACTCACAAAAGCAGTTGTGCTTGCGGCGCTTTGATACGGTACATATCCCGAATTGCCGCCAACTAAATTGTTTGCGCTTGCAACACTAAGAGCAGCGGCACTTGTCCAAATTGGAGCAGAAAATGAACCCAAGGTCATTAAAATTGAACCTGATGTTCCTGCGGCCAAAAAAGCAGTAGTTCCAGCAGCACTTTGATACGGTATTGAATATGTTGATCCAGCAGCCAATGAGGTTGCTAAAGCGGCGGTACCGCCAATAGACAAACTTGCCGCGGTACCGGTCAATCCAGTGCCAGGTCCTGTAAATTGCGTACTAGCAGTGATTGTAGTACCACCCAAAGTGGTAAACGATCCGGTAGCCGCAACTGATCCACCAATAGTAGTGCCATTAATAGAACCACCTGTAATAGCCACACTGTTTGCATTTTGTGTGGACATTGACCCAAGGCCGCTAATCGCAGTGTTAGGAATAGTGGCTGAAGCGGTCATTACTCCAACGCCGTTACCATATACATAACCAGTCAGTGTAGTTGCCCCAGTACCACCATTAGCCGCACCCAAAGTGCCCGCCAATGTGATCGCACCCGTAGTTGAAACGTTAGGAGTAAAACCAGTGGTTCCAGCGCTAAATGAAGTTACACCACTAAACGGGGTCCAAGCAAACCCACCAACGCTAGTCCACTGCAAATACGAACCGCTAGTGGATGGCGCGGTGATAAACGCCGTTGCGCCAGCGCCAGTTTGGTAGGCCATGTTGTTGGCCACACCACCGGCTAAGTTAGTTGCAGCGGTAGCTAAAGTGGCAGTTGCCGCATTGCCGCCAATTGACAGGCTTGCGGCAGTTCCAGTCAACCCAGTGCCTGCGCCTGCAAAGCTAGTGGCGTTTAAAACACCTGTGCTAGGGACATAGTAGAACTTTGAAGATGAAACGTATTCCTTTACTACTTGACCATTTGTAATTGCAGCAAATACAGGATAGCGAACTGAAGCTGTCGAGGTGTCATTATTGATTACAACACCTGGTGCGGGTGACGGAATCGGTAAAAGCATGTTAGTTACCGGTGAACGATACGAAGTCGCCAGCCGTTCCGTTCAAATAGATTGGAGATAAGTTGCTAATTGAAAATGACATTGAGGCACCTGGCTGAAGAATGTAGCCATTACCTGAGCCCGTTTGCGTATTATTGACCCCAGTTGGGCCAACTGTCATAGGCGCTGAATTATTAATGTTAGCCGTGATAGTCACACCATTAACTAATGCGCCTGTACCAAGTTGAACGGCTGTCCCTGTAGTTGCAATGGCTTTTTGGCCAGCAATCAATGTATTTTGAATACCACCCAAAGCGGATATATCAGCCGCAATTGAAGTCAATAAAGTAATTTCAGAAGATTGATTAGCGGAAGTGGCTGCGCCCGTCGGTAACGGTAAGGCTGTAGCACTAACGGCTTGAACTGCTGGAAAGTTATTGACACTAACCGTACTGATAATTGAACTAACAGGGATATAAGTACCTGCGGTTGGCGCGGAACTTAGCGTAGTACTTTGGGTAATGTTACGCCAAGTAGTGCCTAAATATTGAGCAGGGGTAACGTTGATATTGTATTCATCGACTTGTTGCAAGTAGTCATTTGTAACGTACCCAGTGCCATTCGCTGTGGCAATCCAGTTGATATAACTAAACTGAGTTTCAGATAACTGCGGTGTGGCAGGGACCCAAGTTTGTGTACTTGAGTTGTAAACATAAGATGCAATACTGAGCAAACCATTGGCCACATAGGGCGCGGCTGAGTCTAATGTATTAGGGTCAAAGCCAATGTAAATCTGGCGATTAGGATGACCTTGTTGATTGGTACCCATGATTAACCTCTAGGTATGCCACCAGGCATTGCGTCAGGGTGAATTGCGCCAGGAGGTTGCTGACCTGGGCGCGGCATTTGCGGCTGAGCACCCATGCGCGGTGTTCCCGCTACACCAGGGGCGGCACCACCTGGCACTCCTGGTTGACCTTGTGGTGGTTGCTGAGGTTGCGCCATTTGACGTTTTTTCTGCAACTGTTCCATGTGCTTTTGAATATGCGCTCGAACCATTCCAGTACTATCACCCGTCATTTGACCTGCTTGAGCGTGTTTTTGAATATGCTCTGCGTCGTCATCAGCTTCATGAACTTCTGTCAAAATGTGATTGACCATCATTTCATTCTCAATATCAGGGTCAATCGTGAACTTATTGCGATCATCGATCAAGATCTGATTACCCAGCTCAGGACCAAAGACATTCTCAACCATTGTGTCAAGTATTGGAGTAATGTCAAGGCGGCGACCATTAAGCTGCTGTGGTGGAATACCACGCAAGACGTTCATGGTGGCAATCTGTTGCTGCATGCGCTGCATGTTCATCACAAACGATGTACCAGTCCATTGGAAGAAATAGCGCTGTCCCCATTGATTTGGTGGAATGGATTGAACCGTAGCTTTAACACCAAGCTCACCAATATTGAGTATCGAGACATCATCTTCACGGAATTGGCAATCGTATTCAAAGAAGCGCTCCATCAATGGATTTAATATCTCTTCTTCAAATCGCTCAGCGTGATCAACAATGGCCACGGATTGCTCTTGCATTTGGGCGCCAACCGCTTGGGCGTTTTTCTTACCCTGCTGCTTACCCATCATCGCTTCATTAGATTCCAAAGACTGATGAATACGCGCTTCGATTGCGCCACACATTTGAACTGAGTCTTTCCACAACTGAGGGAAAGATTGGAACTTGGTAGAGTTAGGGTCAACTGGCCACACGGCAGCTAAACCAAACACCATCATGGCGTAGTTTGGATTCTTTTCAGGATCGGTCATAACGACTGGTAGCAATGAGTACATTGCGGAGTCTTGGCCCATATTCCAAAAGTCGTTTAAGTTCCACTGTAGGAACTTGACGGCTTCAATCTTGGACACACCGTTAAATGATCCACTTAATCGATCGACTGGGGCTGACAGAATTGGACGTTTTTGACCCCATTGCGGTGCCTTGATAATACCAATGATTTCGTTTTCACCAGCGTAATAAACGTAGGCCAGTTCTTTTTTACCTTTTTCAAACTCTAAGCGAACGTGGGCCTCGTAAATCAAAGCGTACTTGAAGGTACCTTCGGTTTTAACACCAGCGTCCGATGTGCGAGCTTTTTGAGGATTAACTTTCTCTTGGCCTTTACGGTTGCTCATCCAAGTAGAGAGCTCGCCTTTATTCTCAAGGTCAATTTCAAAAATACCCTCATCCATCATCTTTTGCACTTGATCTTTAGACATGCGCAATTTGATGCAGGTAATGTCGGCCTTCTCAACGCTAGAAGCAGTTGGGGGTATCACCACTAAATCTTCTGTGGCCACATCCACAATCTCAGGACCTTCTTCCAATACCTCCATGGTATCTTCTGATTCTTCCAAATCAGTCGGATCTTCCATTTCAAGCGTCTCGCCATCAATAGTCTCGAGAACTGGATTGCGTTTTACAAAATCAGTAATAGTTTTGTAGTTGCGCTTCCAGTCGATATACAAACTCCACTGACCGGTCACATCACCCGAAATCAAAATCGAACGAACGACTGACTTCAAATTGGTGCTGCGGATATAGTGCTCTAGCAATGAGAGCTGTGGTCCAGGCGTTTGTGGATCAGATCCAACAGCCTCGACGTGAGTGTATTTATTTGGGAATAACTGCTTTAGCGCACGTTTAGAGCGAGCATTGATCGCATCGCGAACGGCAGGGACATAGCACCGTGAGTTACCCACATACTGCTGATTGGTATCAGGCTGAGCATTGTAAATATTCCAATATTCAACAATGGCATCATTGGCTTCTTCACGATTTTTATACGCTTGCTGGATGGTTTTATAAAACCCTTCACACTTTTCGTAAATATCAGAGTCGCGCTTACTGGCCCAATTTTCAATCTCTTTTTTCTCGATTGAGTCTTTCTCGATTGCTGGGCTATCGACTTTCTGAAGTTCGGGTTTCTTTTTAGCCATTATCGTTTAGGTAAAGCGCTCAAGTAAGGGGTTCCAGTGGAGTTTACAGCATTTGCACTTGTCTTTGATAACCGATTATCAGGCTGATTCATAGCAAAGGTCAATGCCTCTAAACCCTCAATTAGTGTTTTTGCTGAATTTCTTTGCGGTTCGGCCCCACGCTCGCCACCAGACTTGATTGGCCAGTGATAACCGCCCGATAGTGCCTTTAAGGTATTTTCAGCGCGATCATCAACTTGAAACATGCGTCGCCCATTCATTTCAGTACGAATCATGGGGCTTAACGCCGATCGGCTCATGACCGCGTTCTCTGCTCGATTAGGAGTAAATCCCGATGACTTCAATGCACTGATCAACGGGTTTCGACCCACCTGATCGTACATATCTGCCGGTACCCAAGTTGTGACCTTACGTCCAGGGTACACCGCCCGAATGAGTGCGACCACATCGGGGATCGCATCGTTTGGCATTAAGGGTGACACCCAGTCAGCAAGTACGGTCATGTTCCGACCATTAACCGCCACTAGGCAAGCTGTGGTTTCAGTGCCCGTGGCATTACACGCCAAGAGCAAAGCGTCTCGCCGACCTAACTCTGCATCCTGAACAATGTTGGCTTGACCAAAATCCCCATAGACCGGCACCCCAGAGAACACCCGAAGTGAATAAGCCAAGGCGTTTAGGATGTCTCGTTTACCCGAAGGGAAATTCAAAATCTGACTGATGAGCTGTTGGTGTTTGGCGCGACCCCCAACCAAAATAATATCCCCCGCTACAAAAAACGGACGCAGACCCATGATGAACTGAGCCTTGTCCCGATCTTGTGGAGCATTGATTGGGCGAATATCTAAGTGTTTACCCGTAGTAAGCGAGTGGGCGCGAATTGGTTGCAAGAGCCAGTCATCTAACGAGTTCTTCTCAATCACTACCTCAGCATCGTTATGGCGCTCACTCATTTCAAACGCGCCCTTCACGATCTCATCGGGCTGCCAATAGTGGCCCCCAGACTCATGAACGTAAATTGTCGTCCCCATTCGAGACACGGTGACGGTACCCGTTTGGTCAGACTTTTTCACTTCCACCGTACGAGCGGGGTCCATGATGACCACACGGGGGGAGTAGGTGGTGGGCGCAATGTCAGCAACCGCAATCATTTCTTCGGTAAATGGCTTACCTTGGGAGCCCGCAGCAATCAGCATGTATTCCTGCATGAACTCGCGCAGCATCCCCTCCCTGGCGTATTGATCCCGCTTTTCCCTGATCCATTCGATTGGGTAACGGTCAGGCCAAAGGGATTGAGCCTCCGGATCATCAATATCGCGATCACAGATCGGAAACTTAGCACTGACCCAGCTAGGCGAATTTAACGCCCGTGTGATTAAACAATCATCGGCCAACGGGGTTCCGGTAATCCGAATCTTCCCAAATTCTTTATCCATCGCAGGCATGAGCTGCAAATGAATCTTTTTCCAGTTTTTATCTACCGTGAAGGTATCGCGCACCGACTCTGAATTTTCAATGTCATCTAGGTAAGCGCGATCGGGGCGCATGTCAAAGTGCTTGTAGCCTCGAATCTCCTCTTCCCAACCGTGAGCCTCAAGAAGCACCCCGTTTGTAAACAGGATTTTATTTTCAGCCCACACTGTCCCTTTTAAATCGCCAAACAGTTGCTTGAGTTTTCCATTGGTCAAAACTTCATGCTTGATTGCTGAGAGACGTTGGCAGGCTTTGGTATAAGTTTCACCAAAGATTAAACAGTACTTAAAGTTGGCAAATCCCGCTTCCATCAGTAAGAACTCTTCTGAGAGCGTGGACTTGGCACCTTCTCGAAAAGCCTCAATACATACATTTTCATCGGCACTCGCCCACAAATCCATGATTGAAATATGGAAGGGTGGCGAAGCCTGACGGTGACGATGATTGAACAACATCGCTGAACCGAGCGCTCTGTCGGTACTGATGGCCTTGAGGATGGCTTCGTTAGATAGTGACATAAGGGTCAGTATAGCGGAACTCTTGATGACTACAAGCACCCATGCAACGAGTTGATGACTACAAGCACCCATGCAATGTAGGTAAAGGGTTATAACTATGCGCAGTTTCGGAGACGGGCCGCCCGCAAAACCCACCCCGTCGGGGGGTAGGCCCTGGGGGTTACCAAAGTTAGTTAGCGCTTACTTACTTAGGGAGGCGGCGGGGGCTGGGGGTACCCCTAGGGCTGGGGGGTCACTTACATTGTAGGTACTGGGGGCAACCTCCAGGGCTTA